GACTGTCCCCACCCCCAATTAGCAACGTTGAGAGTTGTTGATGGAATAATATTTTGATTAAGTAGGACGTTGCCAGTGTTTATGTCTTGGGCAGCACCACCAGAAGGGATGGAAGCTGGCTCAGTATCAGAGTTGTCGAGGGAATTGAAAATAGAATCTCTTGTTTCTGAAGACTGGTTGTTGTCCCTGTACAGGTATCTGTTTAAATATAATTCTGATAACTTCATATTAATTTTGATCTACTCCTTTATCTTGTAGTGAAAGTAACTCAACTCCCTCAAACAGTATAGGCTCTCCTTTTGAAAATCCCTTCGTTCTAAGTCTTACTTGGTTAAAATCTATTGTCCCAACATTGGGGAAGAGCGTCACATAAGTATCTTTAATGTTTCCAATATCTGTCCACTGGTTATCATCCATCAGATCTGTCTGGTACTGCATTAATGCTCCTGTCGCTTTTTTAGACATAACTGCGATGCCACCGATGTTCTTAGAAGAAGACTCCATTTCTGTGAAGGACCTGAACTTGTCAATTATTTCGTATGGGATTGGATCTCCTAGGTCAGTGAAACCTGAGTCTAGTTTTCCAACAACTCCTGTATTTAGTCCAACAACCTGTTCGATAGTTGTTCCGTTGTCGTAGCGGATTAGAGCTGTAATATCTTTGTCTCCAAAGTCATAGACAGTCCAGATCTGTGTAGAGATTGAATACCTCATCTGGCAGTTTGCGTAAGTAACACCATCAACTTTAATCTCACCAACTGACCATTTAATTGCGTCCTGACCATCATAAACTCCTATGATGTTCTCATAGGAAGCTCGTGGAATCGCTTTCACGAAGTCAATAACCCTTCTGGAAATCTCTGTAGGCTGTGAGTCGTAGTTGAACTTGTAGAACCCTGAAGAGTGGTGGAAATAGATACCGTCTTTACTTTGGATGATTGACTCCTGGGAAAATGTTCCAACATTGTAAGCTGGGTATGAGTCCACGTTACCAAGCCCGTCACTACCAATACCGTAGACTCTGTATATATGGTTCTGTTTGAAAAGGAGTAGTGCTTTCGGCACTCGGAAAAGACCTGTGATAGATTCACCGTCTTGAGGAGAGAATGTAGAAATGAAGTTTACATCCAATGTAAATTCCAAAGGTGAGACATAACTTGTTCCATCAATAGACTGAACAACTTCAGTGTAGTAGAGAATGTCAGTAGAAGCATCAGCAAGCCAAACCCTACCGTCAAACCCAGCTTCAATGAAGTCAGCTTTAGGGAAGGTGGCAGGTACGTCAGTCGTATCAAAAGCACCTCCGTTTGAAGTGACTGGAGCATCTCCTGCGTTACCATTTACCATCCAAACCCTGTTCAAGAACTGGCTGAACCTGGATTTCCCGCTACCAGTTAGTCCTGTTTCAACCTCTGCCCAAGCAGCTGTTGTAGAGTTCAGAGCTTGAATAGTCGTTCCAACTCGTGCAAATAGATACTTGGTAGCACTAGCTTGTGAGTTCAATGTTCCAAAAGACCCGATACTGCCAGCCAGAGTAGTTGCATAAGTCTCAATTCCCAGTCTAGTTTTTACTGAACCTATCGTGTCAAAGTGAGCGTTGATAACAAGTTCAACAGAGTTCTCTGGAGAAACGTGATCACTCAACTGAGCTGATCGTATAATCCCCTCGGTAGGTTGTGGTATTTTTATATCTGGTATTTTTTCTGACATATTTTTTTGTTAATTTCCCTATCCCCCTACTCATCCGCAAAAATAAGTGGGGGGGAGAAAAACTAAACCGTTAGATCTGTAACAAGACCATCTACAACTGTGATAGTTGCTGGTACAGATGGACCTGTACTGAAAGTTCCTACTGGACCGGTTGGACCTGTTGGACCTGTTGGACCTGTTGCTCCAGCTGCTCCAGTACCAATTGCTTCCCAAGCTGGGACAGCTACTGTACCAACATTTTGGTAAACTGCTGAACCGTCAAGGTCTTGCAAAAGACATTCTAGTGCAAATAAACCTGCGTAGGTTGCTCCTGCGTATGGAGTACCTCCTGTAATTGTTCCGAAAGTAATAAGTCTATCTCCTGTTGGTTCTTGCTGTTGGATGTCAACCAAAGGGATGAGTGGATTGTTTCGTGACATATAATTAATTTAATTAACCTGTAATAATTGTTGTTGTTTGCCCCGTGTAAAGATTGTCATACAACGCCTTTACTAAACTTTCAAACTTCTTTAGATCAGGGTCGTTTGCTTCTAGTGAAATATCCTTACGATATTTTATTGCGTACCGTAAGTACCATTTATAGATCTCTCTATAGTGTTCTGGAAGGTCTTGATATAAATTAGTAACATCTGCAATCTTTTTGTAGTAATCAATGTAAAGGTTACTCCCTTGCATTGAGTCCGGGATTATCCTATCGAAAAACAATTTGTCTTCGTATACCGTGTAGTAGATTGGCTGTGAAATTGTTGGTCTCGACCAGACCTTCGTTCCGATTGGAATCACTCTTGTTATTCCAGTCACACCTAGTAACTGGTTCGTAGTTAAGTCAACACTCGTGTATGCAATCTCTTCTATATCTTGATCGTAGTCCGTAGTAGCAACATAAGCTACTCCAGAATCTGAGTCTGGGAAATCACCAACACTACCAAATGTAATACTCACAGCACCAATCGCAGCTTCTGCTGCAGTAGTGCCACCTGCGACTGATTCTGTTATGTGATTCCAACCTTTCTTGTCTATATATTGTAGTTTGATAGGAGCAGCACTGTTGGTGGACAAGAACCTTACTGCCAATAATGAGCGATCAGTTTCTGTGAAATCAATGTCATCTGGAAGATCAACATAGTTTGTACCTGCAAGTAACTTGATAGGGTATTCAAACTTCTGTTGCCAAGCGTGTCTGATTCCATAGAGCTTACCTTGTGTAAACTTCCTAGCATCGTCAATTGCTGAAATACAGAACTCAGCATTTATCTTTGGGTCATCTTTATCAACTCCCATAGCTTTCAGTACTGGGTAAACGATTTTCGCAACAGACCCCTCTGGGTATGAAGAAACGCTCATCGCAGTAGAGTGGTCAGAAAGTAAGCCAGTAAGAGAGTTTTTCCACTGAATTTTGTAGTAATCTGTCTTTAAACCGACAGTATCGTAGATTATTGTGTTTTGTTGAGTAGTGAAGAATGTCTGAGTTGCAAACACTGTGTACGTTCCATCAACTGTAGTTGATTTTGATACAACTATTTGGTCGTACTTGATTTCACTCACAATATCTCCTCGATTATGAGCCATCACTGTTGCCAGTGTGACAAATGATCCTACTGTGTGGGAAGCTGAAGTTACTATCTCTGAGTTTTCTGCACCTATTGAGGATAGCAATAACAAGATGGAATCATCGGTAAACTCTGTAGAGTTATCAACAGGTACTGCTGTAACTCCAGCAGCAATATTACTGTCTATATAGGTAGACGCTTTAGAGTCTATCTGGTTCGGAATCTCAAGAGTATTCCCTATGTTGTGCTCTATTTTTATTTGTGGATTCATCTTGTTTTTGCTAATGCTAGTAATGTACTTTAAGCTTATCCTCTATTTCCTTGCTTGCAAAGCCTTGTTTATATACTTTGAAATTTCACCCAAAATTAATCCAAGAAAAACTATAGTCGCAGGACTAAATATCTCAGAAAAGATGTCAATACTAGACGCTAATGAAGATACAATAACAGCAAGTACCATCATTCCCGTTCTCCAATATAGGGATTTCATTCTATTCCCTGTAAGAAATGTTTTTATTTTTTCCATATTACTTTGTTAATTTTAATAAACCTAGTAAAACGATTATCTCTTGTATATAATCCATAATCTTCCCGATAATCTTGTCCCTATTTTGTTTCTGAACATCTATCGCCTCTGGAAGCTCACTGTAGTACGGTATCCAAGCCTCTGTTGGTGCATAATCTCCTATCAAAAAGTAAGCTGTACCTTTGTCCGCCCATGAAGACCCCCAAGAGTTTGCTATCCTGAATGAATCACCGCTGTAGTTTGTTGTAGTGACAAGGTGCCCTCCAATAACAGCAAATGGTCTTCGTAATGGCTCTATTGGAGCTGTGTACCATTCTTTACCTATAGTAAACCTTGTAATGATACCTGCCTCACTTTCATCTATTGCCTGTGCCATGAGGTCCCTATCTACGGGGATTTTTGCATAGCCTGAGAGTTTATACTTTGCTGCTATTTTCAACAGTCTATTTATTTCTGACTCTGGTACAGATTGTAGCTTCTTAATATATTGAGCATACGATAACTTTCTATCATTCAAAGCTGTGTGCTTCCACTCACTCTGAGGCAAGAATCCATACTTAGCCCCGACCTTGAGAGCAGAGAAAGCTGAAGATCCTTCATTCCAGTTCCCATCAATATATTTTTTCTGTAGTAAATATTGGAAGTCATCCGCAAAATCTATCTTAAAATACTTCCGAGCGTTCATTGTCATTGAGATACTAGTACATATCCCGACATGATGCTGATTTTCAATGTCTTCAGGTTCATATCTAGTACCACCTTTTATGTTTGCAGTGGCAGGAATATACGAAAATGTTCGTATATCGTATTTTGATCTGTCTGCTCCAGTTGAATACATAGTATTATTCTTTATCCTTATAAAATTCTGCATCCTTCAAGTACCTAGGATGAGTTGGTTTCATTTTTAGAGCCTTGAGCCAATGCTCTTTACTCTTATCTTTTTGATCTAACCACCAGTATGCGATATAGAGTAATTGGTGTGGAATGTCTTCGTAGTACGGTTGATGGTTAGAATAGAAAGGAAGTTGAGTAATCGTAAGAGCTGCTTC